CTATATCGTTGGTATGCACCGGGAGGTAAGTCACAAGATTCTTATAAGCTGGACAATATCGCTAATGTGGAACTTGGTGATAGTAAACTTTCATATGATGAGTATGATAACCTTCATGCACTGTATCGTGAGAACTACCAAAAGTTTATTGAGTATAACATCAAAGACGTTGATCTTATTATTCGCTTGGAAGATAAGTTAAAGTTGATTGAACTTGGTTTAACTTTGGCCTACGATACAAAAACAAATTATGAAGATATCTTTGCACAAACTCGTATGTGGGATGCAATGACTTATTCTTACCTTTTGGAAAAAGGCATTATTGTTCCACCTAAAGTTAAACAAAATAAAACATCAGCATTTGAAGGTGCATATGTTAAAGACCCACAAATTGGTATGCATAATTGGGTGGCCAGTTTTGACTTAAATTCTCTGTATCCACATTTAATGATGGAATTTAATATTTCACCAGAAACTTTAATTAGTCCAGAAAATTATACATCTGATATGCATCAAGTAATTAGGAATGGCATTTCTGTTGATAAATTATTAGATAAACAAATTGATACTAGTAATCTTAAAGATGTTACTTTAACACCAAACGGACAATTCTTTCGCACCGATATTCAAGGTTTCTTACCAAGAATGATGGAAGAAATGTATGAGGATCGTAAAAAGTTTAAGAAGTTAATGCTGAAGGCTCAACAAGATTATGAAAATGAGAAAGATGATAACCACAAATATGAAATTGAAAAGAGAATTGCTCGTTACAATAACCTACAACTTGCGAAGAAGGTTTCCTTAAACTCTGCCTATGGTGCTCTTGGCTCACAATACTTCCGCTTTTATGATTTACGATTAGCACTTGCAGTAACAACATCAGGTCAATTGGCTATTCGTTGGATTGAAGCAAAGATTAATCAATACATGAATAAGCTATTGAATACAGATGCTGATTATGTAATTGCTTCTGATACAGATTCAATCTATCTCCGTATGGGTGAACTGATTGATAAGTTTGTTAAAGATACTTCAGATAAACAGAAAGTAATCTCTCTCATGGATAAAATTTGTGAAGAAAAGATTCAACCATTCATAGACAAATCTTATGAAGAATTAGCTGAATATCTACACGCCTATGATCAAAAGATGCAAATGAAACGTGAGGGTCTATCAGATAAAGGAATTTGGACTGCCAAGAAACGGTATATTCTTAATGTATACAATAATGAAGGTGTGCAATACAATGAGCCTTATCTTAAAGTCATGGGCATGGAAATGGTTAAGTCATCAACACCATCGGTTATCCGAGACAAAATGAAAAAAGTTATTAGTATTGTTGTTAATGGTACTGAAAATGATATTCATAAGTTTATTGCTGATTTCAAAAAAGAATTTAAAGAATTGCCGCCAGAAGAAGTTTCTTTTCCACGTGGATGTAATGGCCTAAAGGAATATTCTGATAGTGTTCTTATGTACAAGAAAGGCACACCAATTCATGTTCGTGGTGCCATATTATACAATCACCATTTGAAAAAACTAAATTTAGATAAACAATACCCATATGTCCAAGAGGGTGAGAAGCTGAAGTTTACATATCTTAAACAGCCAAATACTTTTAAAGATAATGTGATTTCATATCCTGTTAGATTACCAAGAGAGTTTGGTTTACATGATTACATTGATTATGATCTTCAGTTTGAAAAAGCATTCATTGATCCAATCAAAGTGATTTTAGATTGTGTTGGTTGGACTACCGATAAGAAAACATCATTAGAGGATTTTTTCAGTTGAAAGATATAAAAATCATTAAGACAGGTATCAATGTTTCAAAAATGTTGAGTCAGCTGCAACAGTATCCAGAAGATTGGGGAAACCAAAATAAGATGGATGATGTTGAGTCATTATTGAATCGTGGGTACCAAGAAATAGATGTTGATGTTTTGCAACTAGTTGTTGGAGGCGTGACACATGTGGATGAATTTGTTGGTGATACAGAAATTTGTATTCCAACACCAGCATTCTACAAGCATACAGCTATGATTCATTTTCTAAAAAGAAATTTCAAAGATTTTAGGAGATGTGGCTATTTGTCTTTGCCAATTGGTGGTGTTGTGGGAGATCACATTGATGTTGGTAAATATTATTCAACTAAAGATAGATTTCATTTATCTATACAAGGTACATATGAGTATCATTGTGGAGATGATGTAGCCATTGTTGAACCAGGAACATTGTTATGGTTTGACAATAAAAAAATGCACGGTACAGTTAATGTTGGGAACTGTACCCGCATAACATTTGTTTTTGATGTACCTCACAAAAAGAATACCCAATATAATGCACGAAGCTGATATACATATTATTATACACGGAGTTACATAAGGTGAAATTATGAGTTTACTTGAAAAAATTAAAAAGAATTCTACAATTAAAGATAGTGCAATTTTATCCAAATCTAAATTCTTTACCGAAAAAGATATGGTGCCGACAGATGTGCCGATGATTAATGTGGCATTATCTGGAAAGTTGGATGGTGGTATAATTCCAGGATTGACAATGTGGGCTGGGCCGTCAAAGCATTTCAAAACGGCTTTTAGTTTGCTGATGGCAAAAGCTTACATGGACAAATACCCTGAAGCTATTCTTTTGTTTTATGATTCAGAGTTTGGTACACCAATCAAATACTTTGAAACATTTCAAATTGATATGAATCGTGTTTTACACACACCACTAACAGATATTGAACAATTAAAATTTGATATTATGCAACAGTTAAAAGAAATTAACCGTGGTGATAAGTTGTTTATTATTCTAGATTCTATTGGTAATTTGGCATCAAAGAAAGAAGTGGAAGATGCACTTGAGGGTAAATCTGTTGCAGATATGAGCCGTGCGAAACAAGTCAAGTCTTTATTCCGCATGGTAACGCCACACTTGAATATCAAAGACATTTCTATGGTTGTTGTCAATCACACCTATAAAGAAATTGGTATGTTTCCAAAAGATATCGTTGGTGGCGGCACAGGAAGTTATTATTCCGCTGATAACATATATATTATTGGGCGACAACAAGATAAAGATGATAAAACCAAAGAAATCCAAGGTTATGACTTTATCATAAATGTAGAGAAATCAAGGTATGTTAAAGAAAAATCTAAAATTCCTATTACAGTGTCTTTTAATGGCGGCATTAGCCGTTGGTCAGGCTTACTTAATATTGCTATTGAGTCCGGACATATCATCAAGCCTTCAAACGGATGGTTTTCCAAGGTCAAACAAGATACTGGCGAAGTAGAGGATAAAAAGTATCGTGAAAAAGAAACAGACACTAAAGAATTTTGGGATTCAATTTTAAATGATCCAAGCTTCTCAGAATTTGTAATCAAAAAATATGGAATTGCATATGGCAACATTATGGGAGAAAATAGTCCAACTTTGCTTTTGGAAGAAGAAGATGCCTAAAGAAGGTAAAGATTATAAATTCATTGATTTTACTGATTCAGAATTAACCGGCATAATGATTTTAAAAGGTAATTATGCCGGTGTAGTATACCATTATGGAAAGGTTAGAGTTAAGGAACAAGGTGCTTTAGCTACTTTACAATTCGGTTATACTATTGTAAATTCAGGTAAACACGACATAGACCTATTGCAAAAAGATGAAGAATTTAGTACAATGATGGGTGACATACTTACTGAAATTTTATTAAAGCATGATAATGAAAAGATTAGAAACCACGATCCTGAAGAATTTGATCTACAATGAAGAATATGCTCGCAAGGTTGTACCATTCATTAGGCAAGACTATTTTTCAGATCAAACAGAAAGAAATGTATTTAAAGAAATATCTGATTTCACAAATAAATATAAAACACTACCAACACACGAAGCTCTAGTAATTAATTTCACCGAAAGTAAATCGCTTACTGAACCAGAAGTTCGTAATGCGGTTAATCTTTTGAATCAAATACATGATGACAAAGACCCAAGTGAACAACAATGGCTGACCGAGCAAACAGAAAAGTTTTGTCAAGATAAAGCCATTTACAATGCCATCATGGAATCTGTTTCAATCCTTGATGACAAAACACATAACAAATCCAAAGGTGAAATTCCAAAACTATTGAGTGATGCACTTGGCGTATCATTTGATAGTTCCGTTGGTCATGATTACATGAATGATTCTGATTCACGGTATGATTTCTATCACCGTGTTGAGTCTCGCATTCGTTTTGATCTTGACCTGTTCAATAAGATTACAAAGGGTGGTTTCCCAGTCAAGACCTTGAATATCGCATTGGCTGGAACTGGTGTTGGTAAATCTTTGTTCATGTGCCATTGTTCTGCTGCGGCTTTAAGTCAAGGTAAGAATGTTTTGTATATCACAATGGAAATGGCAGAAGAAAAGATTGCTGAACGTATTGATGCAAACTTATTGAATGTTGACCTGAATGAATTGCAAACATTGACCCGTGAAGATTACCTGCGTAAGTTTGATGTTCTAAAAGATAAGACACAAGGCAAACTAATTATCAAGGAGTATCCAACAGCATCTGCTCATGCAGGACACTTCCGTTCTTTGTTGAATGAATTGAAGTTGAAGAAGAA